CTTACAAGCTGACGAAGTGCTGGATCTCAAGCAAGAAGGCTTGATTGAGAATGGTCCGCGCGTCGTACTTCAGCCAGCCCACGGTCGCCCGTTGGTTGAGAGGGTCAGCCGTACCGGCCGAACCCAGTTCTTTCTTGATGACTCCGCCGTTACCCATCGCCATGTTGATGCCGCCAGCGGCTTCCTTACCAACAATGAAGATGGAATACAGGTCGCCGTAGCCCCCCGTATTTTTCACATCAGAGTTCGCGGTCGTCACGCCAGTCGCGCCCGGCAGGAAATACCCGTTCGGAGAGATGAGGTAACGCACGCCGTTCTTGTCGCTTCCGCCTTCACCGACCAAAGTGGCCGAGCCGTTGGCGTAGTCAACCGGCAACACAAAGCCGTCGATGTGCCGCAGGTCGAAGTAGCTCCGCTCATCAGCCAAGCCCCAGTAGGACGGCATGATGCTCGAAGACCCGATGCGCTGCGAGGCAAAGACAGCGGGGCTGAACGGCTGCATCTTGTTAATGCGCGCCGTACGGATCGCCCGGTCCAAGACCGCGCGATCAAGGATCGCGTTGACAGTCGCCGAAGACGTACCGCTCGCGTACACGATGTTCGTCGCGTCCGCCCACATGTCGCGATACAGCTCGTCGAAAGTCTCACCGGCTTGCTGTCCAAGCAGCTCGATGTTCTCCAACGCCTGCGGGTCCGGCTGAGTATTAAGCACCATATCGGAGTCTTCGATGAAGTCTCCGTAGGGCTTAATCGTCATGGACACGTCAGTCTTCGTTTTCTTTTTACCGGCCGGAGGCGTACCTTCGTTCAACGGGGTCTTGGCTTTCGCCAGTGCCTCGAAGCGCCGGAAGATCATCGTCTTACCAGTCCGCTGTTTCAAGCTGTACTTGCGCACAGGGACTTGGTGAATCAGCGGGTACGTCGCACGGACCAGCAACAACGTGTTGTACACGCTCTGCGTGGCGTCCGAGCTGGTGCTGTCAGTGAATTGGGTAGTTAAGTTCTCAGCCATTTAACCGCCGCTCTTTAGCCTCTCAATAAAGTCCTCAAAGGACTGGGTGCCCGGTTCAGGCATCGCAATGCCTTTGCCTTTCGTCCCGCCTTTGACTCCCGCTTCGAGAGCTTTCGATGCGGCCTCCTCTACGTTGTTGATGAGTTCTTTCCGCGCCTCTATGGCATCGCGCCCAACGAGTTTCGGATTGCGAATAATCGCCATCGCGACGGCGAGCATCTGGCCCATCGGGCCCATCTTGCTCATCAGCGCCCGATGTTTGTTATACTCGCGTTCGCCAGCCTTGAAGGCTTCGCTTTCGTGGTCTTTGAGTGAAGGAAGAGTTTTCAGGAACGCCTCTTGGATACCCGCAAGACTTTCCTCGATTTGGGCTTTCTCTTCGTCCTCCTTCTCTTTGGACCGCACGTTGACTTCTGCGCGCTGCTCTTTTGCTTCGTCCAAAAGATCCTGCGCAACCTTCGCACGTGCGACCCGCTGCTTCGCGCTCTCTTCGGCCTCCGCGTCTCCGCGCGCCTGAGCGACATGCAGTTTAGCGGTAGCATCGACAAGCTCGTCTCGCCATTCGTTCGAGACCCGCTTGAAGTCGGTGTCTGACATCTTCGTCAGCTTGACGACTTGACGGTCCTTCTCCGATAGCTCCTTGGTGTCGGACTTCTCGGCGAGCTGGTTCACCTTCGCTTCGAGGGATTCGAGTTTCTCGTCCTTCTCACGGTTCGCTGCGCGAACGCGCTTCAATTCTTTACGAAGCGCCTTAACGGAGGCCGGTTCACTCTCGTCTTTTGTGTCTTCCTCTTTGCTCGATTCTTCCTTCTCGTCGGATTCCTTTTCGGTCTCGGCTTCGTCGGGCGCAGACCCCGGTTCTTTCTCTGCCGTTTCGTCTGCCGATTCCTTCGCCTTCTCTTCCGTCTTGTCTACGGCCTTGCCCGCGAGCGCAGCCGCAAACTCAGGAGAGTTAAAATCCATCTCGGGAGAACTGTCCATAATGCCATCTGACTTCGACGACGCAACTTTTAGAGCCACAATACCTCCACCGCCCGATTACCCCGGCGACAGGCGCGTACGACGACTACGCAAATTCACGTCCGTGGGACTAGCTGGTAAGGCCGTCCCGATTTAGTTTCACAAGCGCACGAGACAACGTACTGACGATCAACTCTTCTTGCTGTCGGGCATGCCCCTCGTCGTTGTTCATGAACGCGAAATGCACGTGCAACAGCTCATGCACCAAAGTCAATTCATAGTCGGCGTCGTCTCCTTCCTTGTGCGCCGAAATATCCTGTACCGAAAGGATGTCGATGTCCGCGTCCTTCGAGTCGGTGTACCGTCTACACAGACCAAGCACGTCGTGGTCAGACATCTGGTATCGGCGCTTTACGTTGACGGTGATGTTCCAGTCCTGCAACCGCAGCAGCCGTTGCCACATGGGAAGCCAGGTGTGTAATTGTGCAATAAGGTCTACGTCGTTGGCTGGCACGTCAGACATGGTTTATCCTCTGGGTCAACGAGTGGGTCTACGAAGCCATGATCGAGCGCCCAGCGATAGCCGAGCACCAGTCCACGGAGACGCCACAGTGCCACAGAGATGCCTGCGTTATGCCCATGCTTGCCGGACTTCTCAGCCGCGCACAGGGATTCCTCCATCGCCGCGAACTGGTCGGGTAGCATGTTACCTCTTGTTACTCATTTTCGGAGATTGCGCGTGCGAGGGAAGCTCCTTGGCCGGAGTCGCCTTAGCAGAATACGATGCCTCCTTCGACTTCGATTGACTGGCCGTGTTCACCTTGACCGATTGATCGTATGTGCCTTCTTGTCGAACGAATTCAGTCGCCATTAGCATTTCTCCTTAAACTTAAACCCGAACCCGGTGGCTTTGGCTTTCTTGGCTTTCATCTTCTTCGACTTTGACAATGACATCTTGTAGGGCATCTGGTCTAGGCTTAACATCTTCATCAACTTTCTTCTTCTCCAAGTATGTTTTAACAACCCGCAGCCCCGCGACAGCGGGACACGCTTGCGGAAAGAACGGGCAGAGCGCGCCTCCAATCAGGATCAGCGCGCCCACCCCGGTAATTACATCATCGTTCATTCCTGCTCTTTCTTCTCGCCCTGTCCTCCACTTGTTCCGTCCATG